AGGATGAAGGCTGGGGTCTGTTGGAGTTCAAAGCCTCTGAGACTGGCGTGGTGGACGCACAAGAGTTGAGCGCCGCCAAAGCTGAGATGGGTGAGGATAAGTACCGCCAAGAGTTTGAGTGTTCCTTTGATGCCGCTGTGGAGGGTAGCTACTATGGTCAGATCATTAATAAGCTGGAAGACGATAACCACATCCAAGACATACCCAGAGACGATATTTGTCGTACTATCACTGCTTGGGACTTGGGTATGGGTGATTCGACTTCCATATGGGTGGCTCAAATCGCTGGCTCGGAGATTCGCCTCATTGATTACTACGAGAACCACGGGGTAGGCTTAGACAATTACGTCAAGTGGCTCAGAGACAACGATTACCACAAGGCAGAGCATATCTTGCCCCATGACGTACAGGTTCGGGAACTAGGAACAGGCAAAAGCCGTTTGGAGGTACTTCAAGATGCAGGACTTGAGATTAGGGTTGCACCGCGTATGTCTGTCGATGATGGCATCCAAGCCGTGCGCCGATTGCTACCAAGATGCTGGTTCAATGTGCCAAAGGTGCAAATTGGACTCAATTGCCTACGCAACTACCGTAGAGTCTACGACGAAAAGCGTAAGATTTTCTTTGAGCGCCCACTACATGACTGGTCAAGCCACGGCTCTGATGCCTTTCGGTATCTCGCTATTGGCCTAGATGAAACAGCGTCAACGTGGGGTGAATCTATTAACAAACCAGCAAGGTGGGTCGTTTAATGTACTTAATGCCGCAAGGGAATACCGAGGCCAGATTGAAGCAAATGGAACAGCGTTTACAGGTTGTGGAAAATCTGTTAAATGACTTACAATTGAGCAACAAGCCAAAGCGGGGCAGACCGCCAAAGGAACAAGATGGACACGAATCAGCTAAAGGCGATTCTCGAAGCCGAGATTGATGACGCCATTGGTTTTATAGAAACCGAAACAGTATCAGACCGCAAGTATGCCTTGCAATCTTACCTACGTCAGCCTTACGGCAACGAGGTAGAGGGTAAGTCTTCTATTGTTACTGGCGAGGTCGCAGAGGCCATTGACGGCGCTTTACCTGCGCTGGTGCGTATCTTTACAGCCTCCGATGAGGTCGCTCAGTTTGACCCAGTAGCCGCTGGTGATGAGCCAACCGCCAAGCAAGCTACCGATTACTGCAACTACATCTTGTTAAAAGACAACGATGGCGTGATGATTTTCCATGACTGGTTCAAGGACGCGCTGTTGCAGAAGAACGGCATTGTCAAGGCTTACTGGGAAGACAAGGAAGACGTTACCAAGGAATCCTACGAGGGCTTGAGTGACGATGAGTTGGCGATGCTAATGAGCGACAAGGAAGTCGAAGTAGTAGAGCAAGATAGTCAAGAGTTTCCCGTCTTAGACCAGATGGGTATGCCTGCGGTTGGCCCAGATGGTATGCCAATGATGTACGGCATACACAACATCACGGTTAAGAAGAAGATGAAGTCTGGTCGAGTGCAGGTTGAGAATGTGCCGCCAGAGGAGTTCATTATCAGCAAGAAGGCGCGCAATATGGCAGACGCGCCATTTGTTGCACACCGACGCATTATCAGCCGTGGTGACTTGATTGCTATGGGCTTTGACAAGGATGTGGTTGAGGGCTTGCCTATTGGCGACACGTTGACCTACAACCCAGAGCGCGTTATCCGATACGAGCAAAGCGAACAGCCAGAAGACAGCCAAAGCCTTGACCCTGCAATGCAGGACATTGAGGTCTATGAGTGCTACATCCGTGCTGACATGGATGATGACGGCATTGCTGAGTTGCGCCAAGTCTTTTACGCAGGCAACGAAATCCTGAGTGAAGAAGAAACGGACTATGTGCCGTTCTACTCCATTTGCCCGATTCCAATCCCTCACAAGTTCTTTGGGCAGTCATTTGCTGACCGCACCACAGACATTCAGTTGATTAAGACAACCATCCTGCGTCAGATGCTGGATAACCTGTATTTGACCAACAACGCCCGAGTGGTGGCGGTTGAAGGCCAAGTCAACCTTGATGACCTATTGACCAGTACGGCAGGCGGCGTCATCCGTGCCAAGTCACAGGGCGCTGTACAGCAGTTGAATGTGCAGTCTATTGCGACCCAATCATTCCCGATGCTGGAGTACCTAGACCAGACAGCGGCAAAGCGCACAGGCGTTTCTGATGCGTCTCAGGGCTTAGACCCAGCCATCCTGCAAAACGTTACTGCGGCGGCTGTCGCTTCCATGCAACAAGCTGGTGCTGGCAAGATTGAGATGGTTGCGCGTATCTTTGCTGAAACGGGTGTTAAGGACTTGTTCAAGGGCATCATGCACTTGGTTACTAAGTACCAGAACAAAGACCGCATCATTCGCCTACGCAATGAGTACATCCCAATTGACCCACGGACATGGGCGACCGAGTACGATATATCTGTGAACGTGGGATTAGGCGCTGGCAACCGTCAAGAGCAAATGGCGATGCTGAGTATGATTGTGCAGAAGCAAGAACAGTTGCTTGGTGCGTTTGGAATGGCTAACCCTTACGTCAGCCCTGCCCAGTACCGCAACACGCTTGGTCGCATGGTTGAGGCGGCAGGCTTTAAGGACTCTGCTGAGTTCTATAAGGCCATACCTCCAGAGTTAGATCAGCAATTGCAGAACCCTCCTCCACAGCAACAGCAGGCCGACCCAATGGCTCAGGCGGCTATGGCTAAGATGCAGGCTGATATTCAGGCATCACAAGCTAAAGCGCAGGCTGACCTGCAAACCCAGCAGGCCAAGGCACAGGCTGACATTCAGTTGGCGCGAGAAAAGGCGGCGGCTGACCTGCAACTCCAGCGTGAGAAGTTTGCGGCTGAAATGGAGTTTGAGCGTCAGAAACTGGCGGCTGAATTGCAGATGAAACAGCAAGAGTTCAACGCAGAGGTGCAGATCAAGGCTTCTAAGGTCGCCGCTGGCATTACCTCTAACGTGGAGATTCCGGGCTAATACTATGGCAGACAACTTTGCATCATATTTCCCTGTAACTGTCACAGGCGGCACTACCAACCCGATGGTGGGCGCTGATGCGGTGCAAGGTCAGAACCCACAGGCATTAGGGTTAGACCCTATATTAGCGGCAATCCAAAGCCAATATACTCCACAGACATTCACACAATCAGGAGGTAGTTATGGCGCTCAACGATTTATTGACGGTTCTTCTAATGTTGTCGGACTTAATCCCGTAACTGGCGGGAATGTACAGCAACCTTGGTTTGAGCAAGGCGAGTTTAACTTAGCCGATTACCAGAACAATCTGCCCAGCAATGTTGCCGAAAGGGTCGCTACGGGTGATTTATACGGCGGTGATAGTTATAGCCCAGTTGCTAATGTTAGNAATGAGGCATGGGCAAGCGACCCTTATGCAAGCCTGTTTAGCCCAATGNCCGGTGTTGCAAGAGGTCTTGTTAATATGATGGTTCCCGGCGCTGGCTTGATTGTTGGCGCTGGTCAGGGTTATCAAAATGCGCTTGCCGCCAATGCGATGCAATCAGCAATGGAGCAATGGGGAGGCGAACCAAACGTAGCCTCAGACCCGTTTATGTCTTCTGTTTTGGGGGCTTTNGGTCAAACTACACAAGGCATTGAAAACGCTCAAGCATTTGCAAGTAACTTTGATGACTCTAGCGCAATGCAGGGTTACATGGCGGCGGCTTCAGACCCGACCATCCAAAGCATTACTGATGCAATTATGACAACCCAATTGGGTCAGACTAATAACGCATACACAACCAACGAATATGGCATGACGGCGGCGGCTGTTAATGCGGCAATTCAAGCCAACCTGAGTGCAGGTATGTCTAAGGCCAATGCAATCCAGTCGGTTGCATTAAATATGGACGTTCCAGCCGAGTACGCAACTACTTTGGCGTCTGAGGCATTGGCGGCAGAGCAGGCTGACAATACGGCATCCAACACTACTCAAGCAGAAGTGGCGGCATCACAGGCACTTGCATCTGTTGAGGCGGCTGGTGGCTCTGTTAGCCAAGCGCAGGCTGAAACCATTGCGAGCAATACACTTGACCCTATTGCCGCTATGAACGCAATCCAAGGGTGGACTGGCTCAACTACATCGACGAGTAGCGGTTCTTCTGGAGCGCCAGTAGCTGATGCTAGTGGTTCATCATACGGCGGCATTGTTACAGATGGTTCTGGCAGGGCTGTCACCACATCAGATGGCAGTGCAGTTAGCTACGGCGATGGCGGCGTTAACGCTGGAGATGGCGGTAAAGGTTCTGGTGAAGTTGGTTACGACGCTGGGGACATGGGTCACGGCGGCGGCGAAGGTGGTGGCGGAGATAAAATCATCTGCACCGCGATGAATCAAGCCTACGGTTTTGGCTCATTCCGCAATGCAATCTGGATTAAGTACGCTGACAAGCACCTTACAAAAGCGCATGAAGTTGGCTACCACACGCTTTTCTTACCATTGGTTGATTACGGGTTTAAGCGCGGTGACGGCAAGGCAAATATGATCGTTCGTAAGGTTCTGGAGTGGGGCACGCGCCACCGTTCAATGGATTTGAGGGCTGAGATGCGTAACAAGAAGCGCGACACCACTGGCAGGGTTATCCGTATGGTGTTTGAGCCGTTATGCTACGTTGTTGGCAAGATTAAAGGATATTGATGCTAAAAAGCGAACGCGCTCAATTACTGTTAGAAGACGAATTCTTCACAGAAGTCATCAATGATTTGAAAAACTCAAAGATTAGTGACATAATAAGCACTAATGAGGGCGATGTAGAGGCAAGGGAACGTGCTTACACCGTCATCAAGACTCTTGACCTAATCATGGGGCACATTGAAAGCCTAGCGGCTGACTCCAAGATCAAGGAAAAGAAGTGGAAGATTTTGTAGCCGTATGGGTTGCAACCGTTAGCAGACGGATTCTGTTGATAACTGGACTGACTTATGGATGACACCAACCCTAGCGGGAGTGAACCATTAAATGTAAATTCTGCGGCATCTGCCTTTCTTGGGCTGATGGGTGATGACAGCGGAGCCGATGAAGGCCAACCTGCTGGAGAACCCGTAGACGAGAATGACGATGTTGTCGAAGCATCTGACGAAGACTCAGAGGTGGAATACACCGACGAATCGGATGAGGATGTGGAAGAAGCTGTTGATGCTGAACCTGAACCCCAAAAGTTTAAGGTGAAAGCGGCTGGCGAGGAGGTAGAGGTTGACCTCGATGAACTCATTAGCGGCTACCAGCGTAGCAAGGATTACACTCAGAAGTCACAAGCACTAGCCGACCAGCGCAAGGAGATTGAATCCGAACGCGCTAAAGTGGCAGAAGTGCAAAAAGAGCGTGAGGTCTATGCCCAACGCCTACAAGCAATTGACCAGTTCCTTGGTCAGCAAATGGGCAATGAGGTTGACCTGACAACTCTAAAGGAAACAGACCCAATCGGCTATGCCGTGAAGGTTGCCGAGCGAACTGAACTTGAGAAGCGCCGCGCAGTAATTAACGCAGAACAGCAACGCCTTGCCGAAAAGCAACAAGCCGAGCGTAATGAGCAGTTACAGACGCACTTGCAACAAGAGTCCCAGTTGATGACGCAGGCTATCCCAGAGTTAGCTGGTGAAAAAGGAAATAGCGTTAAGAAAGAAATAATGTCTTACGCTAAGTCCATTGGATTCAGAGACCAAGAGTTGAGTGCGATTTATGACCACCGCGCCGTGCTGTCTTTGTATAAGGCAATGAAGTACGATGCTTTACAGAAGTCTAAGCCTGAAGCACTGAAACGAGTGCAGTCAGCACCTAAGACCATGAAGGCAGGTTCTTCAAACCCTCCTACCAAGTCATCACAAGATAAAAAAGTGATGCAGAAGTTGCGTCAATCGGGCAAAGTCCGTGATGCGGCAAATGCTTTTGAACGATTCTTGTAATTTTTTGGAGTATCAAAAATGGCTACCTATCAAACATATACCGCTATCGGTCAGCGTGAAGACCTGTCAGACATTATCTACAACATCAGCCCCACTGACACGCCTCTTATGTCTTCCATTGGCAAGACTAAGGCAACGGCTGTCTACCATGAGTGGCAAGTAGACTCACTTGCAGATGCGTCACTAAGCAACGCCGCTGTTGAAGGTGCAGATGCTACTTCCGCTACTATGGGCGTCACGACCCGCGCTGGCAACCGTACCCAGATTTTCCAGAAGACCGTGCAAATCGCTGGTACTTTGGAAGCTGTGGACAAGGCTGGTCGCAAGTCTGAAAAGGCTTACCAGTTGGCTAAAGCCTCTAGCGAAGTCAAGCGCGACATGGAACTGACCCTGTTGAGCAACCAAGTTGCATCAAACGGCAACAGTTCTACTGCTCGCACAATGGGTGGTTTGCAGGCATGGCTGAACACCAACGGTGATTTCGGTACTTCTGGCGTGGCTGGTGCTAACGGCACTACTGCTCGCGTTGACGGTACTGACCGCACTTTTGACGAAGCTACCCTCAAGACTGTTGTTAAGGAAGTCTACCAGTCTGGTGGCAACCCCAAGGTGCTGATGGTCAACCCTGCTCACAAGCAGTTGGTCTCTGCCTTTGCTGGTATCGCCGCACAGCGTTACATGGCTCCTAGCAACGAAGCAACGACCATCATCGGCGCGGCTGACGTTTACCTGAGCGATTTCGGCACAATGTCTGTTGTACCTAACCGCTTTATGAACGCCGCCAACTCTTGTGATGAGACGGCTTTTGTTGTAGACCCAGATATGCTGGCAATTGCCTACCTGCGTCCTTTCTCAACCAACGAATTGGCTAAAACTGGTGACTCTGAGAAGACTCAGTTGATCTGTGAAGCCACTTTGGAAGTTAAGAACGAGGCCGCACACGGCATCATTGCTGACTTGTCATAAGTTGAAGCGATAGGAAAGAAGCCTCAGATCACAAGTCTGGGGCTTTTTTCTTTATTGAAATACGGCTAAAATGTCAATATGGAAAATACTGAATTTCGCAGAACAGTTGCTCACGCTGACGGTGATGGCGGTGTTGTTTATGAAACACGCCAAGATGTAAGCGGAATTATTGAGCAAAACCAAAGAGAGTTTAATCAGTACGATGAGCGCGCTAAGTGGTCGGGCGACGTTTATGGCAACAAGGTGGCCTCCATCCCTTTGACTGTTATTGATGACCTGAACAAGCAAGGCATCATGCGTGGGTTTCATGTGTTGGACGAAAAACGATTCCGCGCATGGCTAAACAATCCTGACAATCGTTTCTTCCGCACTAGACCGGGGAATATATGAGCCTTACTAACTATTCAGAACTCAAGGATTCGATTGCCAGCTACTTGGCTCGGTCTGATCTAACAGATCAAATACCAGACTTTATACGTCTTGCAGAGCGCCGTATGCGCCGCGAGGTGCGTATTCGCCAAATGCTTGTTTCGGTTGATTTGACTGCCGTTGCTGGCAACAACAAGGTGACGTTGCCGACTGACTTTTTGGAGGCGCGTGATTTTGTGGTGGTGGGCAATCCGACTCAGCCGCTAAATTACCTATCTCCATCAGCCCTGTCTCGCAACGCAATCAGTTCTACTTCTGGCAGGCCAATTGAATACACCACTCTGGCTGAACAGTTCCAATTGTCGCCAATTCCAGACTTTGCCTATACGTTGAGTTTGTTGTACTTTGCCGCGCCAGACTTTTTAAGTGATAGCAATGACTCAAACGGGTTTCTGGTTAACGTCCCCGATATGTTGCTGTATGCCTCATTGTTAGAGGCCGAGCCATACCTGATGAATGATGCTAGGTTGGCAACATGGGTCTCTATGTATGAGCGCGCATCTATCTCTGTTGAAAAGTCAAACGAGACTGGTCAATATTCTGGCGTCCCGCTGTCTATCAAAGCAGTATAAGAGGGTAAAGAATGGCAATACAACGCATTGCATTTGGTGAGTGGCTACCTGACCAGCACGGGTTATCTGGGGCGCTTACTGAGGCGCGCAACGTTGTGCCTCAATCTAATGGGTATGGCCCACTACCCTTGCCTGTAAAGATTGCATCCAACGCAGGAGAGTCGCTTTACACGTTACACACAGCTACTGAATCCAACGGGGATACTGTGTTGTTTGCCGCTGGTCTTGCCAATGTGTTTTCAATCTCGCCTATTGGGAACTCTACCAATGTTTCTGGGACAACGTATAGCACGCCAGTAAACGACAGAATACGCTTTACCCAGTTTGGCGCAAATACCATCTTCACCAACAATGCTGACAAGTTGCAGTATTTTGATGTTAATACATCATCGGTGTTTGCTGATGTGGCGGCTGATGCTCCTGTGGCTAAGTACATTACGGTTGTCCGTGATTTTGTGGTGGTTGCAAATACATTGGAGTCAGCGACTAGATACCCAACACGGGTGCGATGGTCGGGCATCAATGATGAGACTGAGTGGACGTTTTCGCAGACCACACAGGCAGATTATCAAGACATTCCTGATGGCGGCAACATCGTTGCAATTAAAGGCGGTGAGTTTGGCTTGGTTTTAATGGACAAAGCGATTTATCGTATGTCCTACATTGGCACGCCATTCATCTTCCAGTTTGACAACATTAGCCGAGGCACTGGTTGCTACAACGAAAACTCGGTAGCGCAATATCAGGGTATTACGTTCTTCTTGTCTGATGACGGTTTCTATATGTGTGATGGTCAAACTGTTAAGCCTATTGGCTCTGAGAAGGTTGACCGCTACTTCTTTGATACGCTTGAGTTGTCAGAAATCAAGTCTATGTCAGCGTCCGTTGACTCTGTGCGTAAGTTGGTGGTGTGGAACTATCCAACGTCAGGAAACCTGCGTAAGTTGCTAATTTATAACTTCAAGACTGCTAGGTGGTCTAACGCTGATGCGGTGGTTGATTATGTTTCTGATGCCTCAACAGGTGACATTACGCTAGAAGACTTGGACTCAATCTCAGGCTCACTGGATGCGCTTACGCAGTCTCTTGACTCATCTGCGTTTATTGGTGGTCAGCACTTCCTTGGTGGCGTAAAGGGAGAGGATGTTTATTCCTTTACGGGACTACCAAGGCAGGGCGTTATTGAAACTGGCGACATTGACGTTGGCGCTAACTCTGTTGTGACGCTTGCTAGGCCACAGATTGATGGAGGCTCTGCTTCTGTCGCNATATCTTCAAGACAACGGTTGGATACGGTATTGGATTTTTCTGCTGACATTCCCGCAAGCGCAGAGAATAGGGTTTCCTTGCGTAGCGCTGGTCGGTATCACAGGTTGCGCGTAAACCCTACTGGTGATAACTGGACAACAGCTATTGCTGTCGATGTTGACGTTAAACCACAGGGCGGTCGCT